TATAAGGAGTGTATGCCCCTAAATAAGCCACATGTCTTCCCATAGTAGGAGTATATCCAGAAGCATAAGTCCATTCAGAAGAATAGGAAGATAGCATAAGAGTAGCAGACGCATTCATGACAAAGGGGTTTTGTCCCTTTATTATCTCTACATTAAATGCGTCTTCTACAGGGGTTCTAGCACCAAGGGTAAGCTCTCTGTCATCTGGATGTGGTGGAGGTGTAACTGTATTAGAGCTTACAATATAAGCAGATACCCCTCTATCGTCTGTATACCCATCTCTATAAACTGAGCTTAGTGAAAGACCACTATCCCCACTGAATACATAATAATCGTACCTGCCCATAATCTCTGCCTCTGTGGCTCCTAGATGAGGATTAAGCAAAGAAAATTTGATATTCTCGTCCCTAACACTTACAAAAGAAGAAACTTCGGAATAATTAGTGGGGTGCGTAGCTAATTCAAGTTGGGGGCGAGAAACATAAATAGAACCTGCACTCCCATCTACCATTGTAGAGGTGGCTATATCATTTATATCTAAAGTACCTAAAGCTCCTAAACAAGGGGATACTATTGCCCTACATTGAGCCGCTGGACCTGCTGGTAATGGGTCTTGGATTGGAATCGCAACAAAAACCCTATACCACCCGCCCCCAATGTATTTTATACCAGCGGTCATGTCAACTCCTGCGGCTTTCGCCAAAGAGGCACCCCCGCTAGAATCCCATGCAACAAACACAGATCTATTGACTGGAGCAAAATTTGCTAAATATACATGAGTATATGATTTATACTTATTCTCAGAGTCTAAAGTTAATTGAGCAGGAGGATTATCCTCATTCCATTTTAGATCTATAGAAAATACCATATTAGCATAATTAAAAGTATCAGAATACATAAAATATCCATCTCCATTAGCTCCCTCATTCCTTGTCAGAATTTGGGAAAATGTTCCCGTGGAAAGTTGAGTATCTACTAAAGTTCCACTTACGCCATCCTTAAAACCTTTTATTGCATTAGCACTTACTGCTACATTAGCTAAGGACCACCCAGAAAGATTATCGGCTGGCTCGGTAAAGCTAGTATTTTGTAACAAGTTAGAGGTATCATATGCATGTTGATTTTTTCGGAACTGTTCTTTACTTTTTGAAGTAGAAATAGCTTGCACAGTATAATTAGAAGAGTCTAGAATAAAATCATTAGCAGGAGAGGGGTATGTAACGGAAGAGGGGGTAGTAAACATAGTTACCATATTTTCAGCAAACCCAACAACAGTTAGGTTCTCCTTCTGTAGGATTAGCTCCTCTTCCCCATTAAGGTTAGTTCCGTATATTTCTACTACACCTTTCATTAGTTCTCCAAATAAATATCCGTGTATTGATTATTGTCATCACTAAAGGTCGTAAGACCTCCTATTTGAGACCACATGGGAGCAGCTTTGTAATTAAGTCTACTGCCTCCCTCAGGTCCATATAAAGTTATTGGATTATTAACCCCAGGTGGATTCGGTCCAGCAGCACCATCTGCTACAGTGTCTGGGTTACGAGCAGCTAATCCTTGCTGCAATCTGTTAAATTCTCTAATAATAGCCAATGTTTCATCCTCTTCCAAAGGAATGTACAATGTAACATCTTCTGTTATATTAGATCCTTTAGTCTTCCCTGTAATAGTTATAGTATCAGGTTCAATAGTAGAACTAGCTCCTACCTGAAAAGTTCCTATGTAAGTATGGGCAGGGATTTGAATTTGGGTTCGGTTAGCATCCTCAACCCATTTATTTTTTTCAGCAGCAGCAACTTGATTAAAGAGAACATAATTAGACCATATGTAACCAAAAGATTGTGCCTCTTTAAAAGTTACTTTATCCCCACTACTAGTTGTTAAATTTCCATTAATATCCGCAGTTAAGTAGTCTCCTGTAGGTATAGCATCCCCATTACTATCTAAAAATATAAAGTTTCCTAATCCTGTTCCTAAGGCATCGTTATAATCAGCATAAGTAAAGGAGTGTTTATGCTTCAACCTCTCGTATTGAGTGGTATCCCGAATAGAGACATGATCTGTTATACCAAACTTTTTAGTGTCAGCATTGTCAAACATAAATAATTCTACAATATATCTCTGGTTGGAACGATGGACTTGGTTGTGAGCTTGGTAATAAGGTAGAGGAACTTTAACAAGATTATTTTTAGTATTAAATTTAAAGGTCCTACTTTGGAAATCATCCTCAGAAATGTCGATTAAGACATCTTTGGTAGATTCAGTAAGGAAACAAGGAAGCGCATCATCAACAGACTGATAAGACTCAGAATAAGCTAACACATGAGATAAGTTATCCTTTACATAATTAGGTCCTTGACGATCTTGAATAGAGGATACAGGGGTCATTTCCCATGTACCTGTAGGCATATAAGTCCATACCACTTGATTACCGTGGTAATCATATTCAATATCCGTGTGCAACCACACCCCAAAAGCTCCATTCCCTAATGTTTTAGAATCTTCTGTTCCTACGGTTCCCCTCAGACTAAACTCAAACTCATGTTCAGGAACTAATAGATTTGTTAATGGTCCATAGTCCTTAACACTGTAACGCATTCTTGACAAACCACCATCAGGTTTCCATAAGACTATAGGATTGTTTACTAAATAGTTAGTGGATCCTACTACAGCAGTGCTTGGGTCGAAATTAAAGATAGTAAATGTAGAAGTTCCACTAACAGAATCAGTAAACTCAATACCTGATAGCACAAAGGGATTTCTATATTCGGAACCCCCCACATAAAGTTCTGAAGAACTACTAACCGTAATATTGTTTAGCCCCGTTAGATCTTTAACGGAGAATGGGTTTTCTTCAAAAGTTGTTTTACAAATTAAATTAGAACTAGCTCCCGCATCTACACCTGACCCGTCTACAGTATAGTAAGCATTGTAGAGTAATGGAGCATAAGCATGAGATATAATATTTAGCCCCCCTTCCTTTTGAGTTTCCAGTAAACCATTACCTGCCCCATGCCCTCCGTAATATGTTATAAAATCTTTAAAGGTTTTGTGGATTCCTGCTAAAGAGCCTACACTAACTCTTCGTTGCCCTAAAATAATATTATACATGTCTTCGTCGGTTAAAGTAGTATTAGCAATTAAAATATTTTTTATGGACGCTGAAACATCTAAAAAGGAGGAAGCGGCTGTGACATAGCTATTTTTATCAGCTACATAATTAGCCTGATACTCAAACTTCTTTTCTAATATCTTATTAAGGTACTTATAAAAATCGGGGGTACGGTCTCTTGCTACATAGGAGTTACAAGTACTAAGTGTAAGGGAAGAAGTCCCCCTAATATCAAAAGTAGAGGATGCTGCTATACCACTCATCATATTATCAGAATTTAAATCCCAACACTTACTCCATACATCTAAATTATATGGGAAAGAAGAGGTTTCCAAAAGATTATAAGGATTAATTACCTCATGATAACTAAATAAAAGATTCAATAAACCCAAAGGTTGATACTCTACATCCGACCCTTCGCTACTAGTATTGAAGTAACTCGGCATATTAAAGCCAGTTCTCTTATACAAACCACCCTTCCGTAGAGTTTTGGAGAAGTTGCGTCTCCTCATAGCATTCCTAAACACTCCTTCCGTTAGGGGGGAAGCGGAAAGAGCGGAGCCAGCCAAGGTAACCATGTCGAGGGGCTCATCGACTGTGGCCCTCCTGAACACAGGCAGCCCAGCGTGGCTGTTAGCGGCTCTGCTGGCATTTGCTGGGGTTGGGTAGTCACCGCCGAAAGCCCCCACGATGCCGCTGAAGCTCACCCCAGAGGTGTACGCTCCTCCCTGAGCCCCAGAAGGAGGAAGGTCTTGGGTCCAGTACCTAAGAGATGGGCAAATATAGTCTAAAGAGCTTAAAGTGTCCACATTATCTAAGGTAACTCTAGTTCTTGGTATAGCCTTAGCAGGAGAAAAGTTATCAATAACTGCTAATGATTGAAAGAAGTTTTCCTTTAAGAAGTCTCTTCCTTGGAAGAAGTCACTATCAAAGGTTCCAGTAGATACATCAACATCAAAGTGTGAAGACTTACCATTCCATAAAGGAAAATAATCATACTTTTCAACTTGAAACTTATTAATTACATCATCTCTATTAGGAGGTTGATTTATAGAACTAGTTAAAAACCAAAAGCCATTATCATAGAATCTTGTATCTAAAGATCCTTGCACCGTATTATCAAGAATATACTCTTTAAAAGATCGTGCATTAGTTTCTGTTACCCCTAAACACACCAACTCTCTTTCAAAATAGACAGCTAAATCTTCTGTAATATCACAATTTCTATAAAACTTTTCATCTTCCCAAGGAGGTATTGGAAATGCCCTACCTCTATAAAAGAAGTCGAACTGTGGGTCCCAGAGATCAAACTTAAAATTATTCACCCAGAAGAGATCTGGGAATAGGTTCACTGCCCGTAATAACATCCAGTCTACTACTCTTCGTATATTATGATCCATATCTGTAGGATCATAATCTCCGTAAATATATTCATTAGCTTTCTTAAAAGAGAAAGATTCAAAACTATCAAACAAAGTAGTATCTGTTTTTAATAAATAATAAATTAAATACGGAATATAGGACTCATAAAATTCAGATATAGTGGAAGTGTCTAAAGGTATTGAGGGAAGAACTGTAGTCATAGCATTATATAACCCTTCCCTAGTCCCTTTTTGTTTGTATAGCGTGGGTGCCCCTCTAATCTGTCTTCTCCATGAATCAGGACTGGAACCATAGACTCTCCACCCAATAAGATCTGCTAAATAGGGTAGAAGTTCGTCTGGGCACTCTTCTAGATTATTTATTGATTTTAGTTTAGATACATCCTCATTAGTATCAAAAAAGGAATAGGACATGGCTTGTAGGAATCTAGAAAAAGGAGCCGCCAACTCCTGTCCGACTAATAGAGAACTTGTAGATATATAATTGTCTATAGCATCTCTAACATAAGTATCTTCCTTATTTAAAAGTTTAGTAGAGTAAACTATATCAACTAAGGATTTTATGGCATCCAAGTTCTGCGTACCACTAGTATAAGTCCCCCCACCTGAAACATAAGGGGTGGGCATTAGTAACGGGTAGGTTGAGGAAAGAGTAGACCACCCATACCACACATATTCTTCTAGACCCTTAATACCCTCTAAGGTATCAAACCTCTTACCTGTGTAATAGATGTCTGCAATAGAACTAGCTATATACGAAGAGGGGGAATAGCTGGTGTCTGCTCCAGAGGTGTTCAAGAAATATGCCCACCCTAATTTATTAATTAGATGATTATGAGTTCCTGATGCTGTATTGTCGAAAGCACTAGCAGTAGTGGTAGCTAAGGAAGATGAGTTTAGAGTTAGTTTTGGGAGAAGAGTTCCCGATAAAAAATTTATAAAATTAGTCTTCTGATCGGCTACAAAATTAGTTATATTATTATCCCCCGTAAAGAAAGTACAGGGTTGTCCAGTATATTCACCAATGCAATACCCTAAGGGGTGCATTATATCTAATTCAAAGTCTCTGGAAGTTATATCTGTAGTATTGTTTTGGACTATAAAATAAGGGGCTATGCCAGCGAAAGTATTAAGAGATGAAAAATCAGCAGAGTTCTGTGTAGCAGAGATATTAAGCAGCCCAGGCTGATTAGCACAAAAGTTAATATGGCTATTTACAAGACTATCAGTGGCTGTTCTCTGATACCCACTAATATCATAATCTTCTGCAAAATAAAATGTAGGAATTACATTCTTTACAGCATCTAGATAATCTCTTTTGTATTTTTTATTGGCAGCCATCAGACATAATTTACATTAATAATTAAGTTATTTAATTGAACTACTTCATTAAAATCTACTTCAATAATTTCTTCTTCAAAATTATCTATAGTCGAGAAGATAACTTCATCTACCTCAAAAATAGTTCTATTTAGGTTAGCAAAAATAAGTGGGTCTCCAAAATCTATATTATCAGATAAAAAGTAAGTATTTATAATTCTTGAGACTTTAGAAACTATAGTACTTTCGACCCCCTGAAGAGATCTATCTACATTAATGGTCATCACTAAATCTACAGTTCTAATTAATCCATCAGAAATAACTATATCATCAGTAATCATCTTTTTAGTTGCCATAGCAGTAAGAAGAGCATTTTTAAACGAAATAGATGCTTTCTGCAATTGAGAACTTGTAGCTTTCTCTAAAATATACAGATCAATTATGTTGGCTGATGAGTACGCTTTCCTAGTTGTGGTTGTAGCTTTCCCTGTGGTTCCTGCGGGAGATATAAACCTACTAGCAAATGCTGTGTAGTCGTCTAGGGACACCAATCTGTCCTGTGATTTAAAAGTTAAGGGACCAAATTTCTTAGCATGGGCAACTGTTTCAGCCTGGGAACCACCAGTGGCTATTTGTTTTTGAAGCACTCTAAATCCACTAGCAGCAGAATTATATGATCCTGTAGTTAAAGAGTTTATATACGCATCAGGGACATTACCCCTATCGCCTCCCCCTACCCTATAGGTTATAAAGTAAGGTGCATTTACAGGGGGAGATACACCATTATTTCCTCCCCCAAATAAAATTTTAGCTTTATAATTATCGTCGTAAGCTACCTGAAAAATTCTATCATTAGTAGAAGAGGCTTGGTATAAATTTTCTACCTGTCTATAAGATCCTGAAGTAGCAACATCTATAGAACTTACAAATACTTGTACACTATTTTGTATAACTGGAGATTCCTCTAGTGTTATAGTTTTAAAGGTTTCTATTTCAGAAAAGGTCCCTGTATCTGTAGCAAAAGCCCCCTCTAACAAAATTACCTCCCAACTATTCTGGGTGCCTGGGTAGTAGTTTAAAGAGCTTGTTAATAACAAATTAGCTGAGTAAGCATCTAAAACATCTACTACACCATTTGTAGTCTTATACATAGTATAAGTTAGGGGTTCGTTGTCTTGTGGGGAGGTTACTACCACCACCCTTTCGCTAGGAAGAAGTTCTACATTTTCATCTAAAATAGTATCTTCATTACCTTCAATCGTCAGTTGTGCCGTACTTTGGGCAGAGGTAGGACCCTTCATAGAAACCCCTACTAGCTCAAAAAGCTTTCTAACGCTATCTCTATCTTTAGCTGTTTGTATAAAGTTTTCATGAGCAAGCATATCCGACTTCATGGACATTACAGTGCCCATATAGGCCACTAACTCTACAAGCATCATTCCCAAGTCTGATTCAACAAAGTTATTATAATCTGTAGGGTAAACAGTTTTAATATAGTCTACTAAAGATTGTCTTATAGTAGCAAAGTCTGTTGCTGTGAAGTCTATAAAAGAGCTTTTGAGGTTATCTGGGACCTGTGTAAGCTTCATATAGTCAGAGGCTACATTTGTAAACGGAACGGTTTGGCTAGTATTTATATTGTGGCTCATATTACTATATCAACATCTAAGGACTGGTTATCGCCTTTCGGCCTAACAGTAAGAGATAGGGATATTCCAGGCATCCCATACCCTTTAATATTATCATCTTGAAAAACTCTCAAACTTAACACCTCTATATTCGGGGCATGTAACTGCATTTGTTTTTTTACATCACTCGCTATATAAGACGCTAACTGAGAAGTTAATGGATCAAACAAATAATTTTCCAACTCTACACCATAATCAGGGAGCATGGGTCTTTCTCCTTTTTTGGTTCTTATTAATTGCATAACTTGAGACCTAATTAGATCTCTACTAGTACTTTTATTAAAGAAAGGTTGATTAGAAACTTTACCTATAGGCCAACCTAACCCTACACTCTGAGTGATGGAAATTTCTTTAATTCCTTGTAACGCTTGGGGGGAGGGTTTATTGCCGTATAATACCATTTATTATGTATCCATATTTTCGAAAAATGTCTTTTGGTGATTATAGTTTTTAATCACCTCATCTTTATTTAGGGCTTTCTGATAGAACTTTAAACTTCCTACATACCCATTATACGAACTCATGATTCCTGCGCCAGTATCCAAGAATCCTCCTGAAGAAGTAGCTAAGTCTATATCTCTACCATCAGTCCATCCCCCACCAACTATCCACGGAGTAAAGAATTTATTATTTAATGGTCCATCATTAAACAAAGACATCCCTTCGTTTTGTGTAACAGTACCTGAAGTATATTCAAAACTACTAGTGGAAAGATTAGAAGGCACCATAAATGAGGGAACCTGCGGTGCATCTCTCTTATTTTTCTGGAACAAGGTAGATATTAACCCTTCTTTCATTAGCACACCATTTATATAAAACTTAAGCTTATCCGTGGGTACATCGAATACTACACTGATATTTATAAAGTTCTTTGCACAGTTAGATAACTGCATACCACTTACTAGTAGCTGATCAGATACAGTAAATCTTAGGATCTCTCCTGGATCATTATCACAATTTAATGAGTTAGCGAATCCAACTGCACTTGTATTATAAGATCGTGTAGGAGCTATAAAAAATACTGTAGAAGGAGTTCCGATTTGTAATTGTTTGTTAGTACCAGTATCAAAATAAGGAATATTTATTACTGAACTTACAATTGAAGAGGCTTCTGAATCATCATCTCCTTTTGTGTAAAGTACACAACATGCATCATTAGAAGATCCTTGATATGCATCTCCCTGAGAAGAAGCACTACCTACTTTAAAGGTTATTTTTCCGTTACTCTTATTAACAGAAAAAGTTCCTGAAGCTTGGAATGCGGCTATAGGAATATCATTAGTGTCGTCCCCAGAGACAGTCCACACACCAGCAGAAGCATTAGCTCCATCCCAATATGCATTACCAACCCCGTCTATACCAGCATTAGTAGCGTTTAAACTGTTTACGGAATCTACAATTCCACCATAATTAGCTCTAGGATCAAAATCGTTTGGCCCTTGCAGTATGGCACTCCCTTCATAATACATTCTAGGGTCTCTAGAGAATCCCATAAGCATTCCTCTAACAGAATCAGAATTATAATCTAATTCAATAGCTGAAGAAGCAAGACCCGTATTTTCCCCACCAGTATTCTCGCAACCTAATAAAACTCTATAGTAGTGACCATTACACCATTTACCAGTACTAGAGCTTAAATTAAATTCCATAGAACTAGTATTGTAAGGATGTTCCCACCATCCATCCTCTTCTTGATAAAGCCCTGGTATATATGTCCAGAAGTCTATAGTAGCTCCGTCTTTGTTATACATTAAGTTTCTATACTCTTCTGTATCGGGTAATCTTGCAAAGTTACCTGCATCCTTTATAGCAAAGGGGTAACTAGAGAAAGTTTGCCCAAGGTTGCCATAATCGCTATTATGTTTTTCTCTAATAACAGTTCCCTGTAAATAAGGAATTGAAAGCCCTTTTGGAAATAAAGTGGGGGGATTATTAGTAACTAATTGCGCTCTATTCTCAATACCTAAAGCATTACAATTTAATGTATCAAATACTGTAGACGCTGGTTTTTGAAAATTAGTATCTGTAAAATTGTAAACAGCAATCATACCCTCAGTTTCTATTCCAGTAACCAAAGATAGTGTTGGGGCTTGAGTCTCTAACTCTTCCCCATCTACAACACTGCCAGCCCCAGGTTCAGCAACCAATAAGGGGGTAAGGACAACTTTCTGTTTACTATCAGGAGCATGAACATACTTTGGTAATACAGGAAGAACGACACCACTTACTTCGCCATGATCGAATACTAAGTTCTTTTGTCTATCTATCTCCACATCCAAATTAATAGAACTTAAGTAGCTAAAATCATTTATAGGAATGGTTCCAGGCATAAACAAGCTGCTTATACCAAACAAATCTGGGGTTTTAACTGCTACTTCTATCTGCTTCTTTCTTTTATTTATTTTATTATTAAAAGAAGCCCCCTCACTTATGATCTGCTGCTCATAATTTAAGTAAATAGCGGAGTCTTGGCTATAGCCACTAGCTAATAAATCCTTTAAGTTACCATGAATATCATCTACTCTCTTATTCTTCTGAGACATGATGAATTGAACTGTGTGATCTGCTTCGTAGTACACTTTTAGCTCTTTAGATTCATCAATTTTGTTAATATCAAAGATAGTATTTACATAGCGATCCAATTCTCCTAATGAATAGCTCTTACCTCTTCCTCCTAAGTTAGGAGAATGATCCAAAAGCCACCTATCTGAATCAGGAACAAACTCTAAAGCAGATATGTCGATCACCGTGGGGACATCTGTAGTGTGACCGCTAGTACCATACTCCCTAGTTTGAGAGTTGTAGTATAGTCCGTCTACAGAAAGAAGAAACTGACCGCTTTTAGCAGAGGGGGGACCAAAAGTTAAACGGAACAAAGGATCTACAACAGCCTCGTCCTCTTCATCTATAAATACGGGAATTAGGGAGGGATCTAATTGCCTATCTCTTAAAACTTCCTCAATACGAGTTTGAAAAGCAGTAGCTTTATCTAAAAAGTCTGTGCATGTCTTAATTTGGGCCTTATAAATATCTACTCTGCCTAAAGTGGCTGCAAGCTCCGCAGAGGACTTAACAGTTCCTTTACTAGCTGGCCCATCCAACCAGCTATGAAAATCATCTAAGCAGTCTTCGATAGCTTGAATCTGTTCAGATACTACTTGGTAATTCCTCCATAGTTCTGCACCAAATCCTGCCACCTGACCAATAAAATTACCTACGGAGCCAAAAAGCCCAGACAAGAATCCGTCTTGGCCCCATTTAGCTGAATCGGAAATGAACATAAACTTCCCAGTGGCCGTATCATACTCAATAATTCCTATGCTTCTGAATAAATCTCGCGTAATATTGGCTATCACCCCCCTAGCCTTCATCATTCCTTGTCCTATACCCTCATAAAGACCTCCCAATATATCTCCAGGGAGCAAATTAAGGACCTCTTTAGTAAGATCCAGCATACATGTGGGAACTCCGAATTGAGCATGCATTCCCCCAATGGGGTCATTTAAAATATTTGGATTAATTGTAGGCATATTATTAGTCTATTGGGTATAGATCGTCGTTATTGAAAGTAGGGTAAGGTTTTTGAGTCCACCCTAAAGGATTATTTAGGTTAACCAGCCCAGGCCCTGGTGGGAGGGGAAATTTTGGTGGTGCTGGATTAAGTGCCGATTGTGCTGCCCAGTATGTAAGAGCGAATGGGCTGTGCCCAGTAAGATTTATATCTCCTACAGCATTTACATTAAAATTTCCAGCGCAATTAAAGTCTACATCCCCATCACTCCAGAATTCTATGCCCCCCTTACCAGCCTTTACCTGTACCACACCTTGAAACAGGGAAGCATCAATGAAAATTCCTTTAGAAGGCATAGAGGTGGAGGCTGGGTCAAAGATAAATTCACGGTTAAAGGTGCGAATATTTACGGAATTAGAAGTTGATTCTATATTAAGTTCTCCTACCTTAGTATCCGCTGGGTTTGGACGCATTGCTGGAACATTGCAGGACTCGTTCTGTATATTTAACTGATATCCCCCTTTAACTTGAACATTTACAGATCCTGAGTCAGATTCTATAAAAATGTTTTGGTTTGCTTGTAATTGGGCTGCTCTACCCCCAGGACCTGGGCCAGGAACGAACTCTTCATCATATTTATGGCTAGTTATCTTTAGTCCATCTCCATGTTCATTCTCCATAGCAATATAATCACTCACATCGTCTGCTATGATCTTTTTATTGGTCATACTCTCTAATTTTGTAAAATATTCAAGATCATCTTTATTAGCAGAGTCACTAATTTGAAGTTTTCCTCCTAAAGGAGATTCTATTCCATATTTTTGGGGAACTATATCATGAGAATACACACTAGTATCGGGATCTTCAGAAAACGGGAAAGCTTTGGTATATTTTCCTTCAGGACCCCCCACAAGAGTTTTATTACCAAATAGTTTATCTAAATCTTTATAGTTAGCTGATCCTGTGATAGTGCTTATGTAGTAATACTTATTATCGTCAGCAGTTTGGCCTACTAAAACATAGGCACCCTTTCCAGGAACCCCCACATAGCCAGTAAATTTATGCGACTCCTTCCCATCAGGAACCGAGAATGTAGGGCTCGTATAAGATACTGGGACTACTTGAGAATCCGCATCTGCGCCTAAAAATCTAACCCCGATATTACCTTGTCGGTCTACATCCTCAACAGTCTCTACATGTCCTATTCTTATCTCCATAATTAACCTCTACATCTATTATATACTAAGTTTGTGGGAAAAATGGGAGTTGACCAACTCCCTATGGTATTATCAGCCATAATCGTCAGGACCGCATTCATCGTCATCCCACCCAGAATCCCCTCCAGGGTCTGAATATTGTGTCGAGCCCGAGAAGGGGTTGTATGGTGTGCCGTAGGTTAAGCTTGATTGGTCTTCTTCAGAGCCTCCTCCTGCACCCCCACCAGAAGCATATTTTCCTTGTCCAGGGGGATATCCTATTTTAGTAACTTCAAATTCAGAATAGGCATCATCTGAAGTTATAACATGATTAAACCCTATTATCTGATATTTTCCATTATATACAGAATCACTATCCTCAAAATCAAGGGGATAATTATCTGGAGAAGAATTTTTCTTAATAGTAACTTCGCATGTAGAATTAAGCATCAACATATCCGATAATTGAAAATATGGAACAGTTCTAATTGTACCGAAAATAAGTTTTCCTTCTGCACCCTCTTCACTAAAAGTTTTCATATACTCTGCTATACCTGGACCAGGATCATCTGGAACTGTGTAAGATAGTCCAAGGGGCTTTGAAGCTAATTTCTTAAGTACTTTTACTGTATTTTCTGCTATTTCCATTAATTTAAACGAATCAGCATCGGGAGTTAATGTTTTTAAATGGTGATAAAATTGTCCTACCTTCATTCTAGCTGCCACCCTCCTTGAAAAAACTTTTAGTATTGCATTTAAAGAATTTAAATTAGCATCCATGTTATAAGAAATTATATTAGCATCTGGGGTATTAGCTTTTAAGATTAATGTCTTGGAATCTTCGTCATCTTTTCTGGGGGGTTGATAAGCCTGGTCATTAGACCCTACATCTTCAAAATAATTACTAGAATAATGAGATACTTTATTTACATAATAATCTCTCACCAAACCTTTATACCCGCCACCTGACCTTTCATCGGACAAAGGGGATAATGTGATTCCGACACCACCATGATTATAAATTTCTCTCCCAATTGAATTTCTATCTCCTACTACAACGAACGGTTGACCCTCTACCTTTATATAATCTTTTAGGCCAGATTGTTTAAGGTAGTTAACTATTGTAGTATTATTCTCCATAACATAATCAACAATAATAGGTGCGCCCCCAGGGATATTCCCAGCCAAACCCCCATAAAAAGCCTCAAACACGCTTTTAAAATTATTTGCTCTTTTAAAACTATCATTTATATCTATATAAACATCAACAGTATTAGACTTCGACTGTACTGGTAGAGGACTAGCTCCAGGCATTTGGGCGGGAAGACCCGCACTCCCCGCGCCCTGCGCTTGAGCGGGACCTACCAGAGCCCCCAAGCTATTTCCGTGACCCCCTCTAGCATTTGGTTGAGGAAAATATATCAATGAAATACCAAATTGATCGAATAAAGCCTTAGCTTCTTCTAAAGTAGGGGATACCATTATAGCTAGTTTGTTACCAATACCAAACAAAGCCCCCTGTACAAAAGCAGCAGCATGTCCCGAGTATAACTTTTTAAGTAAAACATTTTTAAAATCTTTACTCATTAACATTAAGAAATTTTCTATTCCCCACCTTTCGGCGTAATTAGTATATAACTTTCTAATTTCCTTTACCAACCTATCTGGTCCTATACCCACCTCTCCCCATCTAGGAGGTTTTCCTGTATCCTTCAAAGTATATGTTATGGAGCCTAGCTTTCTTTGCATACCTGTAGAACCCGTCATTTTTGTAGTATACCTGCCCACAAACTTACCACCACCACGGGGAAGAGATTCCCATCCTTTAGGTGTTTGAGACCATGGACGGTAAACTAAAACTGAATCATTTAATGGTTGTAAAGATAATTGAGCTTGTATAGGTAGGGACGGAATAAGAGTTAGTTCTACCAAGGCAGTTCCATCTTCCGCATTTATATAATTAAAATCATATAATTGTGTCATAAAAGGTCCAGCCCAATGTTGTGCCGCATTTGTCCCTAAACCATACATTACAAAAAATTGAAAATTGTATGACCTATAATCAAGTTTTCGTGGATCTTGTATAGAAGCCATATTTTCTAAAATAGGCAATATATCCTTAGGAACTAAATTTTCTAAAACTCCATTATTTGGATCTTGCATAACAATCTTTAGAGTCATAGGATCTTTTTCTCCCAACCTATGTTCTAAAGATATGAAATTAGTATTCTTAGCAGAAAATAAATAGGAACCTGCGTCAGCTTTTAAAGTTTTGTCTGCTACAAACCTTTCTAAATTAGCCAGATTTGTAGAAAGCAATATATTAGCTGTTGCTACAGGGTTCATAGTGTTTCCAGAAGATCCGCTGAAGGGATCAAAAGCCTATCTCCTGGGTTAAACCCTTCGAAAGGATCATTAATATTATTAAACAACTGAATATACCACCATAAGGAAGGTGTATTAAAAAATATATTAGATATTAAATCAGGTCGATGCACAATAATGGAAGTACAATGTCCCACTTGATAAGAAATATCATTAGGTATCTTATCTAATATCTGTTCTATATCTGTATTGATAGAAGTAGTAATCTCCACACCCTTATGCTTTATAGTTTTTACACCATAATCATATCTTGACGGGTAAGTTTTTTCTATTGGCATTAGAATCCTCCTCCTGGGTCCATAGTTGTTCCACCGTACTCATCAGATAGAATTACTTCCCATCCTGTTAACTTATCTTCGATTCTAGAAGCAGAATCTTGAAAGGTCCGTGTTTCTTTTAAGTTCATTCCAATAGTTAGAATTCTAGGAAGCATAGTTTTAACATCGAAACCCCCAACAGGATCATAATCTATACTATATCCATCACATACGCATGGAACATTATCATATAATATGCCATATGAAAGTCTAACTATAGGTACTCCATAAACAGGGTTGGTAGCATTATTAACCACTGAAGATCTTATGCTGGCTACCATGCTGGCTACCTTATCAATAATTTTTCTTCTTCTAGTACTCCCATTTGAGTCTATTTTATACATGGGGGAGAAGTTAGATGCCCACTTATACATTTTTTTATCCATTTCATCTAAATTATTTTGATAGTGGACATCATACTTCATAGCAGGACCACCTCCTTCAGATGATGATGATCCTCCTCTACTTATAGACCCTGTACCTGTACTGCCCAGTATACCATTTCTTTTCTGCTCGTTAGTCTGTCCTCTAGTATTAGCTATCATCTGTTCATCACTATTATACAAGTGGGGTAGGGTTATATTAAATTTTATTTTAAACTGCCTAGAGTTAGATCCCGTATAAGCAAAACTATTAGTTGCTCTTCCTATAGGGCTATAGGAAGTTAGTCTTGGTGATTGGGTTTCTTGTATTTTGCAATTCTCATAAAAAGGAATTACTCGTCTCACAGGCTGAGAGTTAGAAGTATAATACTCTAGTACAAGTTTTCCAATCCAATCTTGTTTTCCTAAAGCGGGTTTGATACGAGGATCAGCCCCCCATGTAGAAGTTGTATTAGCGAATGGTTGCGTAAGTGGATTGTTAGCTCCGAACAAAGTGTCATATGCTGCCATCCCCAGATTTACAAAATTATTAGCCATTATGGTCCTTTCCTCCCCCTACTCTTCGGGGCACCACCATTACCGTTACCATTACCTGATTTAGTTATTATTTCTTTTCTCTGAGTAATAGCCTCTTCTTCGGACGCAACTATTAATCCTAAGTTTTCTGCTATATCAATCCAAACATCCATAGAAGCTCCTCCTGGGTCATGCAATTCCCAATCAACATCCTTCCCCACTACTCTCTTTTTTAATACCCATCCCGCAGCCGCTAACCGTTTATAAGTATCTGTTGCCCCAAATGCTTTTTTAACTCCCTCTTCAGTATCATTAATACCTTCTGGGAATCTAAGGAAACCAGTATTTTTTCTACCCGCCTCTGCTTTTCTAAAATTCCTACTACTACCAGCAACTTGCTCCATCCCACCCCCTAATTGTCTTACACCAAACATATCTCCCATACTATTTAACATATCATTTCTTCTATTTTGCCTTACTATAAAATCTTTATCTGCTGAGACTTTAAATTTTTCATGCACAGCTAGTTGTTGAATGGTCATTAGGACCTCACCAAAGCTAGATTTAAATTCTTTCCCTACATCGGCAGGATCTGTGGTTCTAGCGTTTTGCCGTAACATGACATTTCGGAACCCACCGTCCGTCAAGCTGTACTCGCCCCTACTGCGAGCTTCCTGATCCGCGCCCCAACCTGTAAATCCAACCTTTCTACTATTAAAATTCTTTTTCTCCCTCTCAGCCTCCTCAGATAGCGCACCAGGACGGTTGTATAACGCTGCTGCAAGAGAAATATCTCCTTTTAGGTAATCTGCTAGATTAGTTTTTGACCAGTCGGCAATAAATTTTGCTACTGCGGTAGTCCAAACATGAAGTTTGTCTCCATACGATTCCATTTTGCTGAAGAGGTCTCCTCCTGACAACCATTGATCGAAAGCAGCATTTAATTGCTTAAGTATGGGCTTAAACCCATCAAGGGCTTCTATCATAGCAACATCAAATATCCTATCAAACTTATCCGCAATAGCCATCATGCTCTCAGCATAAGTTTCCTGCCCAGTTTGATATCGTTCTGTGTTTTCAATTTGGTGTTTAGATGCTTTGTCTGCTACATCAAAAGCCTCTTCGGCTGCTTGGGCAAATTTAGCGGCATCCCCAAACCCTATATCCATAGCTTTGCTTAAAGTTATGACATTATCCCCAAAAAGAGGCATGAACTCTGATATAGATTGTGCCATATGAGGAGCGGAAGTTCTCATGATCTTTTCAAAATCTTTAAATCCTCTATTATTTAATAAAGCATTACCAAACTCTATGCCTCCGATAAGCATAGATTTTTTTATATCACTAGGATGAATAAGTTCTTTAAAATGTTTTCCTAGGGCAATCGCAGCATCTTTAGGCATATCAGCCGTAAGCTGAGTTAAATTCTTAAGCATATCCCCTTCAAGACCTAATGCCTTAAATATTGGAACTAAGTCTGCTGTCTGCTCTAATGCCCCCATAGTTGCTCTAGCTGTGGTTGTAGTGTTGTTAGCAACTTTAGCAATCTCTTTTGCGATCTCAACTTGGGTTTTCTGGGAAGCTCCTAATTGAAGTAATTGGCCCATAAATGCTACAACTTCTTGTCCTTGACCTCCCTGCTTATCCAGTAAAACAAGACTGTCTCTGAGACCTGCATCTATCTTCTTATATCCTATACGGTGAAGCTGGATAGTAGTATTTAAATGATCAACCGCTGTGCCAAACTTTACATTGGCTAGGTCCATACTACGAGTAGTGTGCTTTAAGTTTATATTGATATCAGAGTTAGCGACTGCCATCTTATCAAACTTAAGGGCATTCCCAACGGTAACAGCCACTAATTTCTGAATTAGGGCTGATACAACTTTAAATGCACTAAAAGCACCACCAATACTTCTTAAGGACGCAGTTTGCTCCGTAGAGTCGTTCCGCATATCCCTTAAATACTCTTCTTGTTTAGTAGAATTAGCTGCTAATTTTTCTAGCACTGCATTCATATCCGCATCAGCCATTACTCTTCTTCCTCCGTGGTAGTTATCTCGCCCTTATTAACTTCAAATGTATTAGTCATGTTATTTAATATATATGTTCTATAGTTCTCCCTACCTACTAAAGCCATAAGCCCCTTTTTAAATTTATCATACTGCTTCTCAGTGTATCTGACATTTTTAATTTTCTTCTGCAAGGACTCATTATACAGCCGAATAATTAAATTAGCCGTTTGGCTCCATACATTATTTAGCTTAACGGCAGATAAATACTTCTTTGCACTACCCTTATATTTACCCTGTTTAATCATATAAGTAAAAGTTCCATACTTACCTCTTCTATTCCTAACTACTAATGCTAGATGATCCCCATCTGTAAATTTATCAGAGTGATACGAAAAAAACAGGACATCTCCTGGTAGAATAACAGAAGTGGACTGGGCAGACTTACTTACCCTTTCACCCTCCTCTGAAGGGTTCTTACTGCCAGTTAGGGCAGTTACTACCTCTTCAGTGAATTCTAAAAATTTTTTCGAAAAACCTATTGACATATGATGGGCTCCTGGCTAGTATATAGTAAAATAAGGATTCAATGAATGGTATACACTAATGATCATGAAGATATTAATCAATTATTATATGAATTTACAGAATTACTAGATTATACATTAAGTAATGAGTTTATTAAAAGATGGAAAAGTAAATATAGTACTAAGTTCCTTAAGCTCTTTCAAACTAGATTAATAAAATCTATGGCTGATAGAAGACCCTTAAAGATTACTACCTTATTTACCTTTATGACTAAAAAATGCAATTATTCTAAAGATCAAGTAATTAATTTCTTTGATTCTATAGATATAAGTATATACTCTCCTCTTATTAGTGGATCAAAGGATAAATTATAATGTTCTGTAACCAGATAAGTAATACCAAGAGAGACCTATGGAGGCAATGTAGGCTGAAGTACCGTTATCGCTATGTAGATTACCTAGAGGAGCCTGATCCAGGCAATACAGACGCTCTCCAGTTTGGGTCGTATATACACCAGATCTTTGAAGAGGGAGTAGAATGCTCTACTTTGGAGCAATTACAGGGAATCGCCCAGAATCTACGGGAAACCTATAAATTCGGTAAAGCCTACGAACCTAAGATAATTACCTGTTTGAAGAACTTTTTGCGTTTGAATGCCTCTTTCCCAGAAAAGGGGCAGGTTGAGTTATCTTACAAGCAAGACCTTGGTTGTGTTGAACAAGTGGGTTTTGTGGACAGAATCATCAAAGGTAAGGAAGGTGGCCTACTAGTCATAGATTACAAGACTGGCAAGCGTGAGAAGAGTAAATTTGAGCTATTCGATGATCCTCAAGGTATGAGCTATGTGTACGCCGCTCATAAGACATATGACATTCCTGTTGATAAAATAACCTTTGCTCACTACTATCCTCTTACGGACAACATGGTTACTGTCAAGTACACCCCTGCTGCCCTTATCAAACATAACAAGCGTGTGGTGGAGGATGCTTGGAACATAAAAAAAGCAAAAAAAGTTGATTTATTACCTTCCGAGAACCAGTATTGTAATTGGTGTGGTTTCAAGTCCCTGTGTCCCGTATTTAACCCAGCCCAACTAGTAGAAGAGAGATTACAAAATGCAACAAAAAAACCTCGACGCAATAGTAAGTAGCGATTACATTCAGGATTATGTTGAAGAGCATCTTCCTGAAGGTAGGTGGCAATCTGGTGGAAGAGAATGGGTCTGTGCCTCCCCATACCTCCAGAACGACTACAAAAGGCACTTTAGCATTAATATTCATAATGGTCTCTGGCAATGCTTTAAAACTGGTAAGAAGGGTAACTTCATCCAACTCTACGCATTTCTTGAGAATGTGTCTCCCAGAGCAGCATGGTCTAGGTTTGTCTTTAAAACTCTAGAGAATGATGAGGTGTATGAGCCTCGCCCAGAAGATGACATGATCTGGGATTTGGATATTGATAACCATGAGTGGTTTGAGCCCC